CAGATGCTGCTTTACGAGCAACAGACGTTGAACCTGCCACCGCTGCTTGGTCTGCACCCACGAGCATAAATTCTGCATCACGCTTGATGGCTTTTAGGGCTTTACCAAGTTGATGGGCTGTTTCTTTCGCACGGCCATATGTGGCTACTGCGTCTGAAGTTGCAGACACTTGGAACGCTTTGGTAAGGATCTGAGTGTTGTTTGTTCGCTCAACAGCGTCGGTTAAAGTAGCCATTGACGCAGATGCTCCCTCCACGGCGGCGTTTACTCCTGCCGCATCTAAAGAGTCTTCTAACCAAGAGAATGTCCTAGCTGAGATTTTCTCATCTTTGAACATCGTCATCGCAGGTGTATCGAAGGGAGTTATGTCAGTGATAATGTCTGCGAGACTCTCTTTTTTCCCGATCTGATCATATGTAGTATAAGTCGTCATAATTGTTTCCTTTCAATGACTTTCGTCATTAAATTAAAGTTAAGATTGAAGTGGAAAGACTAGGTTTCCCAACGTGCCATTAGAGCATCTGCAATGTCATCCATGCCACCGCCGTACTTAGGATTATCTCGAAGTTTCTGCTGTGCCTTTTGAGCATTAGCCTTCTTGATCTGAGTTTTGGTGGGTGGGGATTTCTTAGAACTCAAAACTTTGGTCTTCTTTGTCTTTTTGATCACTTTTGCTTTTGCCTTCTTTGATTGGGCCGTTGCTTTAGATTCATCATAAAGACGAGCCTTGTTGATCAGCATGATCACATTTGGATCTGTGTACTGATCGACTTCGTGTTGAGGCAGGCCGTTCTTGACTGCATACGTCCTGATGTCGTTATACATCTCGTTGCCCCAGTCTGGCATTGTGTCCTCGAGCACACGAATACAATCTTTCGCGGCTGCTTGAACTGCAGACTGACGCTTCGCTTGCATATCTTGCAGCAAGGCGTTGCTTTCTTCTTCGAGGAACTTTACATCCTCTTCGGCCTGTTTCGCGTCCTGTCTCAGTTGGGCAAATGTTTCCACGTCCATCTGTGACTGAGCGATCATCATGTCCATATCTGCATATGGCTTTAATCGTTCTTTAGCGCGATCTAAGAGTTTCTGGTATGACGCTGTAGTCCTCACAAAGTCTTCCTCTGCGATTTTACGTTGGTCGGCTAAGTCTTGAGACTTTCGGGTGAGAGATGCTTCCTGACCTGCCAGTCGTTTCAGATCCTTTACAGATACCTGTTGAGTCTCACCGTTAACTTTGACTTCGACCATTGTATCGTCCGAGGCGACTTTCACTTCTTCAGTGTCTTCGTCTTCCTCTTCGTCCTCGTCGTCGACTTCTTCGTCTTCGGCTACATCTTCCTCTTCGTCAGGGTCTGCTTCATAATCTTCAACTTCTTCGAGATCGTCTGCTTCCTCAGTTTCAACTTCTTCTACGTCTGTCTCAGCGACGTCTTCAGTTGTTGCCTCCACTTCTTCGTCTTCAGATGGCTTTTCAGCGTCTTCCCAACGATTTAGGATGGCGTCAGCCGCGTCACTGAGATCCAGTGCGCGAGGTTCAGATTCGGTCTTTTGCACGTCTGACATGGTGCTATTCGTCCTCTTCTTGGCTAGTGTCGCCTTGTTCTTTAATGCTATCTCGCACCGCGACCTTATGTTTAAAATGGTTCACCACGTCGACTAATGCTCGATAGTGGCGATAGGAAGTCTCACGTTTTTCAGTCTCGTGAGGCTCAGTGTTGACAAAGACTTTGAATGCCTCGTCAACAAGTTCATTAATAGTGACGTTGAAAGTCGAGGATCCTAAGATTTGCTCGGCATCATCGCCCTGTTTAATCATTTGCTCTTCTTGTGTAGTCATGGTTTTCCTATCCGTTAGGGCTTGCTATTGCTCGGACGTCTTCAGCCTGTCTAGCGATCTCGAGTTCTTCGAGGTTCACCATTTCTTTATGCTGTTGTTGGCTCTCTTGGAGATCCATCTTGTCCGACTTAAGGGCGTAATCTTGCTCGGCCTTGAGTTTATCAAGTTCGAGTTTCATACGACCAATCTCTGCTTCATAGGCTGCTTTCTGTTCTGCAACCTGAGTTTGACGATCAGAAATCTCCAGTTGCTTCTGCGCCATTTGCATTTGCATCTGTTGATTTGGATCTGGTTGTGGTGGTGGGATCATCTTAGGATCTTTCAAGAAGTCAGATACGTTCTTGATCCCTGACATATCTAGGATCTTGGCAAGCATTTGATGCTTCTGTTCTGGTCCGTACATGCCGCCTAAACTTGGGTCCGAAGAGAACAGTTGATGAAACGCCAGATACTTCTGGATCTGTGTCTCCTGTTCACCGTAACCGAGGTTGAACTCAACCATCACGTCACGCTTGTCAGTCCACTGTGCAGGTGTAACTTCCACATAGTTACCTGCTAACTCAACGATCTTTTGCTCTGTCTCATTCTCTACGCAGATCTGGTAGACCTTGAGAAAGAGAGGCTTAAGAAAGTTATTAGCGAAGTTTCTAGCAATGATCTTTTGTCTTTGTTGTGACATCGAGGCCAGTTGTTCGACCATTGCGGCTGAGTTTTGGTGACTGATGGCATCCTTGTTTAAGCCTTGGCTAAGACGTGAGACGCCAGAAGTATCCTCTTTGTCTTGGTCCAACATGCTAATCGTTTGGAACACAAATGGATTGAGGCTTGCTTGTGGCATCGGGTTGATTGCGTCGGGCCTAGTCACATTTACAATGCCGCCAACGCGATTGTCGATGAGTTCGCGTGGATTCGTAAGACCACCTTTGACCACTGTGTATCTAGGGTTGTTTGTAACCATAGCGTGATCGAGGATGGAGCGTGTCAGAACTGTTCGAGCATTCTGTATTGCAACTAGTTTGTCAGCAAAGTTATTACCATGGAAAGCATGTGGAATAGGCAAAGGCACGAAAGCCACGAATGGCAATCTTGAAACCTCTTCACACTCCAACAAAGTACCACCGGACTTGACGATACGATAAAGAGAACACACGCCCTCTCCGTACTTATCGAGTTCCATAAAAGCCTCGACCACTGTTACCTGTCTGGACATCTTTTGGTTACTGTTTGCATTGAAACCACGGTCTGCGCCGATCTCGTTGAAACGCGATAAGATCTCTGGATCGTTGTCGAAGTCATTGTCTTCGTCGTTGATGTCCATGACTACGTCTTCGTCATAGCCCATCTCGATTAGATCGGAGAGTGACTTCTTGGTTCTGTGTGCCAGAAACATAGCACTTTCTAGTGACTTACACTGGGGTTCAATGAGAAACTCTTCGGGTGCAACGGCTTCTATCTTGACCTGTGATGTGTCTCTGTAGATCCGTAGTTGACCACTGTTTAATCCATATTCTTCGTCTGTCTCGATTTGTTCGATCTCAGTCATCTCGTCTGCAAGACGCATGTCGAGTTCTTCTTCTGTAAGATCCTCGATGTCTTCTAGGTGACTGTCTGTGCTTTGGTCCCAGTAGACTTTACACAGCCCTGCTCTGGCAATCAGACCATCGTGAATCACGGTTTGCATCGTTTCGAAGAGATTATTTTGGCGGTGAAGGACGTAATCTGTGTACTCAGTAGCTAAATCAGCCATCTGTACGTCATCGACATTTTGAGGTGTGAAGCGAAGAGTTTTGTTACCTGTGCTAAAAGTCTCGAGTAGTGCAGCCTTCATTGACTCGACGGCATCGTAGACGTCCTGACTGACATACTTTGAGTTACCGTCATGTGCAGGTTTAGGTAGATGGGCTGAGTAGTAGTCCATAACCTTTTGGCGTTCTTTAGACAGTTCACTGTCGTAGTAGCCTATTGATCGTCTCAAGTTCTGATCGACTAATGAGAGGATCTTCTCGTCATCAAGTTTTTGTAATTCTTCTGATTTCATATCTAAACCATCTCAATGTAAAATTCATCGACTGCATCTATTGGTGTCCACACACCTTCGTGAATGTGATTGGCGAGTGCTAAACTCATCACACAGTCGTCATAGCATCCAGATTCAGCCTCCATTCCACCGCTATTGTTGACGATGTATGTGAGCATTTCTCGGATAGTGACCTTGTCGTTAAGTTCGATTGTTCCATCCCTAGACGCTGCTCGAAGTTCATCGATGACCAGTGGTTTAGTTTTGGAGGTGGTTGTGAAACCGAGTTTTACGGTCTCTTTATCTGTAAGTTTATCAATTTGGATCTCGGTGTAGAAGTTTGGATAAGCCATGTCCTTCCCGAGCCTTGTGCAGGTCAGTATGCCGTGACTGTTGTTCTCTACGATTATGAGAGCCTCGTTGAAGAACTCACCGAGAGCAAAAAGAACTGTTGCAAAGTAGTCAGGATGTACTCTGGCTCGATATGTGGCTACTTGCCTTTTCTTCGAGTCCAAGACTTGCGCGACAGACCAGTCGCCACCAGAAACACCCATCGCAACATCTGCGCCAATAGTGTATCTCTCTCCGGCATCATGTTTCTTGTAGAGTGATAGTTCGCCTCGAGGATTCTCTAACCACTCATCGCCTTCGAGCGCCAGTCGATTGATAGGATCTGGAGCATCGTCGAGAGCCTCTTGTAAGGTCTCTGGGCTAAACACTGGTCTACCAGTTGTGAGAAAGGCTTCGTCAGCCTCGATAGGATACTCTTGTCTAAATAGATCAATTCCGTTCTGAGCGATCTTGCGTCGTCTAAACATGAGTTGCTCATCATCGAGTCCATACTTCTCAACTAGTTCTTCCTCTTCTAGTGTCTGTTCGAAGTTCTTAGGAACTGGTTCCCGATAGTCGGGGTCCAAATGCCAAGGGATGAACACTGGGATGTATCCGTTAGTTCCCTCGACGGCTCCTCGCCACAAGTCATAGAAGACACCACTAACACCGTTAGCCGTGCTCTCTACAAAGATCGCAGTTCCCTTTTTGTTTGGGACCGCTTGTGTGAGGCCGTTCCAGTTCTCTAGCGCCGTGGACTTAGACCAAAACGCTATTTCGGAAGCATGAACATGGGTTAAAGTTTCACCTCTACCAATACTTTCACCACCTGCCGTAGCCACAACATAAGAACTGTCTAAGACATCAAATGTAAGTTCACGGCGAGATGAGTATTTAGTGTGAGGCTTGAGTAACTCAGGACAGTTCTCATGATAACGCTTAGTCATGTCGAACAAGGCTCTAGTACTGTCAGAATGGTGAGTGATCACCAGTGCCTTACAAGCCTTACGTTGAGACACATTGTGGTAAAGATAGCCACCGCAATAGGTGCTAAGACCTTGCTGCCTCGCCTTAAGGATTATGATACGAACTTTGCCCTCGGACTCTAACTGTTTGTCCACTGCATCTTGAAGTAACTTCTGTGCAGGTTTGAGATTGAGAGACTGTATGTCTCCGTCTTTAGTTCTAATCTTTAGGGCTGATTTTGCGTAGAAATCGAAGTCATCAAATAGTCGTTGTCTGACTGCTTTAAGTTTCTTGTCCATCTTGCTCTTCTTCTTCATCGCTGTCTAACAGCGACTCCAAGAAGGCTTCGGCCTTACCGATTGTGACTTCGCTCTTAGCGGCAGGTTTTGTCTTAGTAAAATCCAAGACCATTCGAGCCGCTGTAAGGCGGTCTCTATTCTGTGCAGGTTCGCGCATTATCTCGACGGCTGTCTTCAATGCTTCGACTGCATACTCGTCGTCGATATCGTTTTCTTTAACCATTATCGCAACAATCCTTTCAGCATCTGCTTTTGCTTGTTTTCTGATCGGCTTGATCATTTCTGCAGTGTAGCCGTCGGGAGTTCCTCTTGGACGTCCTGCATTTTTCTTAGGCTTTGTTGACCATTGCTTTCTCAATGCTCGGCCTTCTGGTGTAGACATAAGTTTGGAGAAGTAGTTCTGACTTCCATTTCGTGCCTTTTTGGGGTGAGTAAGTTCCTTCTCAGGTGCTTTCTTCCGAGGGTTCTTTGGTGCGCCCATATAAGTCTCCTTATGTAGAAAAGGCCCCGAAGGGCCTCTCTTAAGCGGTTAGAATCAGTTTTGTTTAGCCGTTCGTTTTGCTTTTGATGATTTAGCCTTACGAGCGGCTTGCTGTATCTCTACCCTATCTAAATATGGCTTGAGGTACTGATCTGAGAGTTGTTTGTCTTTAAGATTGCCTTTGGCCTTACTTATAATAGACTTTAATTTCTTCACAGAGTCTGATCCTAAGTTCAGACGCATATCACCTATCGCCTGTCTTAAAGTTGCTTTATCGACAGTAGATGCCGAGGATTCATCGATTTGAGCGCCTAAATTGTCAAGAAAAGCGTTGTTTGAGTCTATTCCATCTTGTACTTGAGGTGATCTTGGAGAACTGCCTTTTGGAGGCTTCGGTGCTTTCATTCCTCTAACACCACCTTTGACTAAACCGATCACCGTAGTAAGAGGTCCTCCAGTCTTGCCCATGCTTCCAGTCGTAAGCATTTTCCTATAGTCGGCAATGGCTTTAAGCATTATGTCAGCATCTGCACCACCTAATTTTTGGAACCTAGCCTCTTGTTGATTTAAAACATCAAAAATCATTTGATCTATCTGAGAGGGTTCCATACCTTTCATAAGTTTTGGATTTACTTCGTTTATACCTGCGTAGACTTTGCCTCTTGGAGATTTAGGGTGTGGATCCAAACCTAGGTTATACTGAGCGACGTAACTCTCGTCTTTTTTCTTTTGTTCCGCTTCTTTTTCAGCGTCTGCCTGTTGCTTGGCGGCTGCCTTTTGATCAGCGGCCTCTTGTTTCCGAGCGGCAGCCGCTAGTTTTGCGGCCTCTTTTGCATCACGAGCCTTTTGCCTTTCAGCCTCTTTTGCATCACGAGCCTGTTGCTTTTCGGCTTCTGCTTGCTGTTTGGCGATTGCCCGAAGTTGTTCTGAACGACCTTCGACTTTGGGTCCTGTCGGATCGTCCAACCCTGCTTTATTTTGGTTCTTCTTAATGAAGGTGTTTACCTTACTTCTTCTGCCTGTCACGGCGTCGATTGCTCGACCACCTACAACGGCAGGTATCTGTATTGCTAGAGTTTGACCTCCAGTAGCGGCAGCCGCACCCATGTTGATGTTTCCTGTGAGCAACCCTGCAGGAGTGTAAGACCTACCAAGACGAGGGAGAGGATTAAAATTATCTGTGAACTGTGAAACACCACCTTTAAGACCTGAACTATATACTTCGGTGATGACATTAGATTTACGAAGAGCATTTAGTAGTGATCGTCCTTCATAAGTGTTTCCTACTTTCTGTTTAACAAACTCGAGATTTTCTTTCGTGACCGTACCAGAAATTTTATTGTTTGCTTGGCGTATGGTTTGTTTAAATTTGGCTTCTGTTTCTGCGTCTGCATTCTTTAATATCTCTCTCTTAAGAACCCTCATATTCTGATCAATGTCAGCCATTACTCGACTTCTTGAAGCCTCAAGAATGGCGTTTGCGCCCTGTTGAGACGACGGATCTACATTACGACGGTTGAAGCCTTCACTAGTTGCAATCTCGTCCATCATCCTTGCGACATCACCTGCAGCCTGACCAGTCTCTGGGTCTAAGTCTGCTTTTGGTCGGAATACAGTTTCACCTGCTTTATTCACGGTGGAGATGGTGGTGTTGATACCTTTTGAAAGTGTGGCACCTACGATACCTGCTTCAGCTACTCGTGTGACAATCTCTTCTGGCACATACTCACCGCCTTGGACGGCTGTACCACCAATGACGAGACCTTCTTGTCCCATCTCTTGAGCGCCTTCTCGTAGAACTCTAAGCGTAGCACCGCCACCTTTTAGAGGCGTAAGTTCGATGATGCCACTAGCTATCGCTGTCGATAAGTCAGTAATAGTTGCTTTAGGGTCTATGCCCTTCTCTTCTTTTTCGGCTCTGTTGGCACCAAGTGCTTGGTTGACACCCAAGAGTGTACCACCTGCAGCTAGAGTACCACCAACGATTGGCGCACCTGCCATAGCTGCACCTGCAGCCAAAGATGTCCCTGCACCGACTGCGACCTGTGGAGCCGCTTCAGTTGCAGAATACAACAAAGACTTACCTGCACCACCAATATCACCCTCTTTCAAGTTCTTGATGATACCGTCTGCATTTTCTGGTCTCTGATAGTTCAGGGCTTCGGCTTCGGCTTGGTTCTTTTCGGCTATGTCTCGACCAACATTCTGCAGTGTCTCACTGCCTGTTAGTTCACCTGCACTTTGGATACCTTTACCTGCTAAACTCTGGGCTTGGTTGAATCCGTACCTTGCTGCACCAGACAGACTTGTGTCAGGAGCCTCAGTTTGTGCCGCTTGTGTTTCTTGAGCAAGTTGGGCTTTCAAGGCTGCCAACGCACCTTTTTTATTCGGGCCTGTGACTTTAAATGTACGTCCATCAGGAGCCGTAATTTTAAATGTTGGCATGTGTTAGCCTTTCTAATCTGCAGTTTGCTCGACTATGTATTGACCATCGTCTGATCCAGAAGCCTCATTAGCTATCGAACTTCTTGTTGCTTCGACAGAAGCGGAAGACATTTCCGGTGGAACTTCTTGTCCTGTTGCTAGTCTCATTTGAACTTTTGTAAGAGCATCAACTCTTTCATTAAGCCATGCCTCCCAAATTGCCTCGTCTTGGTAATTCTTAGGTGCAGGAGATAAGAAGAGTTTCATCTCAGCGTTAGAGATCGCACCTTTTGTATGTGCAACACGAAGTAAGGCATCATCGACTTTGACCTTAGATAGGATCAATCGACGTGCGCCGTCTTCGTCACCTGTGAAGTTGTCGAGGAAAGATTTAAAGATACCAGCGACGCCTGTCAGGTTGCCACCTGCCGCTCGGCTGTCTGCGATTGCTTGGAGAGCACGTTTATAGCTGTCCATCTGAGAGTTCATACCTTCAAATGTCTTAGCGTCTTTACCTTTACCTTTAGCGGCTGCTTTCGCGGCAGCAAGTTTCGTAGCCTGATCGGTCTTATACTTTTCCATGGCTGTCTTACGGTTTGCATCTTGGATCGCTCCGTACTCTCTAGTAGCGGCACCAATGCCGTCACCTTGTAGACCACCGCTGTACATTGCTCCACCGATACGGATGAGAGCCTCGTTTCTGTCAACGAGCATGGACGGAATGTTTGATTGACGTCTGTTGCTAGTCTTCGGACCCGAAGAACTCATGATCGAGCGAACACTTGGTCCTCCAGTTGTACCTAGTACACCTGCCGTCGTCTCATTGTTTGGCTTAGTTGTGTCTATGAGAACAGGGTTGTCGTAGATGTTACCTCGACCTGCCTCTTCATTCATTCCAAGCGCAGGAGGAGTAGTCACTACATTGTTAACTGTATTCTCTGCAGCCGCTAGACTTCCTTCACCTGCAGCCGGAGCATTCATGTTGTTGTTTAGCACTGGACCTTCAAATGGCTGTCTCACGTTTGCTCGAAGCATCGCTTGTGCGGTTGGATTACCTGCATCTGCAAGTTGCTGTAAGGCTGCCGGATCCATGTTTGCAAACTGTGCGTCGGATCTGGTGTTGAAATTCTTCGTTCCTAGGACCCCAGTATCCATGTTCACATTGTAGTCTTCTTGAGAAACTCTGTTTGCAGCGTTCTCGCCTGTTGCTTCTGCCATGAAGTCGTTAGGGCCGTAGTCTTCGTAGCCTGTCAAAGCCGGACCAACTTCATTCTGCGTTTGTTGATTTAAAACAGGTGCAGATGTATCTCCATAAAGAGAAATAAAGCTGTCCTTCATATCTTGAGGAAGGTTCATCCACCACTCGTTTGGGTCTCCAGTAACTTGAGGGCCTATAGCGTACTGGAATTTTGGGTTATTCTTAATTATGTCCCACTGTTCCATCAGACAAAGCCTCCCAACCCTCTACCACCACCGAAGTAGCCGTCAAACATTCTGCTTTCGCCTAAACCGTCAGGGAAATACTTGTTCTGGAAGCCAAAGCCTGACATTGCACCGCCCATAGCGCCCTGATAGGGGTCTACTTTGTTGACCTGTGCTCTATTAGAAGTCGTACCGCCTTGAGCAAGTATGCCTTGACCGTATCTTTCGCGCATATCGAACTCGAAGTCTCGATCACGCTCGAACCTGTTACGCATATCGTCTAAGCGGTTCTGTTCTTGCTGTTGTAGAAAGTTTCCGGCGTTCATTCCAAAGTTAGCACCCTCACCCATGGTATTCATACCCATGCCGTATGCGTTCATGATGCCTTGGTTTGCTTGTCCGGCTGCATTTAGGGCATCTCCTCGATCTGAGAACTGCCTTGCTTGCTGCTGAAGGGATCTATCGATCAGTTGGTTCTGTAGACCTGTTCGAACATCAGACGCACGATCATCAAAGTCGCGTCTAGCGATGGCATCAGCCACACCTGCACGACTTGAGTTCATGTTTCCGGTGCCAGAGGCCGAAATATTACCCTGTCGAAGGTTTTCATCTAAGTTTCTTCGGCTATCACGAAGGGCTACGTCTGCTAATGCGTCTACATTGTTGTTGGCGTAGTCCATTGCAGTCGCCATGCGGTCTTGACCTGCACTATCAGCCATTCCCATGTACTGGTCGTAGAGTGCATTGGCATTTCCACCGAAACCACCAGTCTGTGCCATGATATTGGCACCTTGGTTCTGCATATTGTTACCAAATTGGCCCATATTGTTGGCTGTACCAACGCTAAACTGGTTAGGGTCGGCTAAAGTTTGACCTTGGTAGTTGCCTGTCGATAGCACTCCCTGCAAAGCACTGTCTGCGCCTTGAAGGTTGCCCTCAACGTAGGGTTTATACATGTTGAAACTTGCCATATTAGCGGCGTTTGCTCTATCCATAGCTTTGGCTTGCTTATTGGCCCCCATAAGGCCCATAGCGCCGCCTATTATTGCGCCCCACATATTCAAATTCCTTTCTATGTTATGTCGATGGATCGCCAGTTGGCCCCATCGTAGACAACTAAACCGCTGTATCCTGTTCCGGTAGGGTCCCATGGCGATATTGCATATCGAACCATGCCCTTACGTTTACTTTCGGGTTCTTGGTCAGTCACACTTATTGCTGCGTCTGTTAAAGTCCTTATTGCCGTCTCTATTTCTCTAAGTTGGTCTTGGACGTAAGGACCTAGTTGTTCTGGGTTTATTGTTGGTGTTGGCCTTCGAACATAATTCTTAACCAAGACATTGAGTAAGTCAGAGATAGCCATTTAACT